AGGAACGCTGACAGTCGTACCGCCACCGCGAGTTACGTTTGCAGTAGCAATATAAGCATAGCGCCCAACTTGAATAAAGTCTCCCGCCTTCACAATAAACAAAGTAGAGCCAATGGCTGGAAGTGTTGCAAGAACAATTGTCTTACCAGTCGATGTCACATCAATCGTCACTGCTGCTGCTTGTGCCGCCGTCATTTGCCCTTGATAAGCAATGTAGTTCACCCAGCCAGTGGAAGCATAATTCAAATATTGCTCTGTGATTCGATCCGCTACGCGCAAGGCTGACAACACACTTCTATTTTGCGAGTAAAGCAAATAGTTCATAGGTTGTAAAGCAAACTGAAATGGCTGAACGGTCAAAATCTCTGATGTACTGATTCGCATATTGCGCGACATCATCTGTCCGGCAAACTTATGATCGTTGACCGTAATGGATTCAGAAATTGACAAAATGGTTTGTAGGCTCATAAGTTACCTTGACATTGGAATGCTACGATTCGCAGATTGATAAGTGGCCCACACTGCTTGCTTGTTTTTAGCCAAGAATTGAACGCCACTTTGTGTATCAACTGCGCTCATGGATGCAATGTATGGGCCATTGTAGTTGACCGTAGTACCGCCACCACCACCTAGGCTGAGTTGATTGTTGGGGATGATCGTTCCAGCAGTTTTTGGAACGAATAACTCTGGGCCACGTTCACCGACCATTGAAATTTGATTGAGTGGTGGATCGCCGCCATCAGCATAACCGCCACCGGGAGCCATAAGAGCGCCGCCATTAGAAGCAAGACCACCGCCAAAACCAAAAGCACCCAAGGCCATTTTCAGCAAACCCATCGCCTGAGATTTCAACTGGATGGCGATCATGTCTTGGATCACACTTTGGGCAAAGCCTTTGAAGTTCAGCTTGCCCGTTTTAACGAAATCATCCAGCGCCGAATTCATATTTGAAAAGACGGATTCAAAAACCATTTGGCCCTTTTGCATTTCTGTTGGAAGATCGCGGAATGCTTTTCCCATTGATTTGTCAAAGCCTTCAGCAAATGTTCCCGTCTTGGCGCTGACTGTTATATCGCGCCGTTGTTGTGCCAAGTCTAAGGAGCGTTGTTGAATTTGCACTTGCGCTGCCAATGCTTTGGTTTGTGCATCCAAAGTCAAGGCATCATTATCTCTAATGGCTTTGACTGCATCATCATACTGTTGAGCAATCAATAACTTATCGCGTTGCAATTGCAAATCATCTTCACTTAAATTATTTACGTTTTGATTTAACAAAAACAAATCATGCCCACGGGTCAATGTTTGGTTTTCCAAATCTTGCTTTGCCATCAATAATTTATTGCCTTGCTCAAAATGCTCATTGAGTTTGATGTAATCATCTTTTTCTTGCTCACGAACTAAAAAGGCTTTGTGCTCCATTGCCAGCTTATGCTTCAATGCTTTTTCTGCATCAGCCGTGGCTTGCTTTCCGGGTGCAATGTTGCGCTTCTTAGTGGGGTCAGTGCCATCGTCAAAGGTTCCCAATTCACTAGCTTTAATGCCGCCTATAAATGGATTGAGAATTTGCTCACGAAATTTTGCCCGTGCTTCTAAGGAGGCAACCGCAGCGGCTGCATTGTCATCTAATATTTTCTTTCCAGCAGATCGTTCTTCAGCCGTAGAATAAATATTGATTTTAGAAAATGCAATAGCAGCATCATAATAGGCTGTAAGGTTACGCGCCAAGCCAGCTAATTCTGAGGAAAAATCACCAACGATTAAAGCCGTATTGGTAAATAAGAAATGAAATACGTCTTTTAATGCCGTGCCTTTTTCAGTCAAGGTTTGCAAATAATCGGTAGTGGTTTTTAAGACTGGCCCAAGTTCCGAAGCCAGCATCAACATAAAATTGCGGCTATTTTGAGCCAACACATCATACATATCGGCAGCATCTTGCAAGCCTTTAGTTTGCTCTGCTGTAGCGCCAGTCCCCGTCCTCATTCCATCAGCCAAGCCAATAAAATCAACTCCCTTGGCAGCTTTGCCAAACATATCCATCGCTTTGGCATTGCGAGTCAAAGGGTCTTCAATGGCGGCAATACTTTGGATGGCTTTGCCGAATAAATCCTCTGTCGATAGTCTGCCCAAGTCTTTTAATGAAATGCCAATTTTGGTAAATGCCTTTTGAGCATCATCAGAACCAGTAGCGGCACTGTCAACAAAATTAGTAAAGCTGGACAATAACTTTCCGGCATCTTCAGCACGACCGCCCGATTGAGCCAGCGCGTTATTCAATTTGATGATTGAATCAATCGTGACGTCATTGGATTTGGCAACATCGGCAATTCCATCAGCATAAGCTAAGGCTTGATGTACTGCCGCAGCAAAAGCAGCGGTGGCAACCGTGGCAACAGTCGCAGCATTGGCGGCTACTTGTTTGCCAAAGGCATCCAGTTTTTTATTGGCTTGGTCAATGCCTTTTGAAAATTCAGCACTATCCAAACCAAGTAGCACGCCAAGTCTTGCAATATTAGCCATTATTCACCTCAAATTTATTTGCCTCAAAACCCGGAGCCTGACTTAAAAACAGTAGCAGGCTTTCGTTTATCTTGTCTTTTTTATCGGCATCAGTGATGGGTGGATAAATGTAATCATACGGTGCGCCAATTATATTGGTTAGCGTATATGGAGCTGCCCCGCTGGGCCTCATGTAATTAAACACACCATTGGTTAAGTTACCAAGGGCAGTAATAATGCTTTGATTCCCCAGCAAACCATCAGCATACATGGTTTGAATTTGTAGCATGGTGACTACATCAATTTCATTTATTTGTTCTTTTGTATGCCCGTTGAAGATCATGGAACATTCCACTTGTGATCTCAACGAGCCAATTAGTTTTTTCTTGATTCCTTGTAGCTTGGGGAAATTACTTCACCAATCTTATCGACCAGTTGGATTTGCACCGATGTGGGCCACTCCAATTCAATGTCTGCGTATGTAATGTCATCCAGATTATGTTCTGGATTTTCTGGCACCAGCAATTTGACATATTCAACAATTCGGGTTTCTGTCATCACTTTAGTTTTGGCGGCATTACGCATCGAGCGCCCATTAATCAAAATATCATTTTCTTTGAATTCAAATTCCTCGGTGGCTTGATCTTTTAATTCAATCAGGGTTGAGGTCATCGCTTTGTATACCGCATCAATTTGGGCTTCTTCTGGTGTCGTAATGCGAATGTACATTGCATCAGATTCAGCGACCAGCGGCAAACGAACGGTGAATGTATGTCCACCAAGTTCAAATGTTTTTTGAGCCAGATGTTTGCGCTTGTCAGCGTATGAAGTGCCAAAGGCGGAGGATAATTTTGTCATGTCATTTTCTTTCGGAAGGTATCAATTCTGCGAATCAGAATATCTTTTAAATTCTCCACCACTATAGAAGATTGTGATTCCATAGCGGTGCGTAAATATGGATGGGCTGGTGTTTTCGCCGTTCCAAACTCTTGAGCAATAGCACGGGCATCACTATTAATGCCCATCTTTGCCAATTTCTTACCGGGTGCAGTGGTGACTAAAGCAATCACCGTATCAGTGGATGATACATATTTTGAACCCTTGTCTTTGCGCGTAGGACGGCGTGCCTCAACTTGTAACGAACGCCGCAATCCTCCCGTATCAATTGGGGCATTAGATCGTGCTTGAGCGAGTACAGGCTTCATGGCTTCCCGTACCGCTGGCACTAACACTTTACTGCGTGCCATCTTGTCGCCAAAATCTTCATTTAGACGATTCAAAGCATCCTCCACTTCTGCCATGCCAGTTAATTTAATGGAGGTAGTCGCCACGTTTAACCTTTGATAATTTTGTTGTAAATTTCATTATTCAAAGCTAACGCATACGCCACCACATCGGATGGTGTCATGTGGTGTGCGTGCATTGCTGCGATCTCATGCGCAAGAGTCACTGCTGTCATGCGTTGTTGAGTAAAGCCAAACCAATCTTTTCGGATTTCAGATTGATTGACTAAAAAGCCCAACAGATCGCTGGTGTTTTGTATTGTCGTTGTAGGTATCATTTAAGGGTCAATTGGTAAAGTGTTCCGTTAATCAAATCGGCAATTTCATCGGTGATGTTTTGCAATTCAGAATCTTGAGGAAAGTCTGCTTGCTTGCGTAGATCAGCAACTTCATCTTGAAGATAGGTCAAATAATCTACAGCATCAGTGGGCACATCAAAGCCGGGAAGGTATGTAATGCGCGTTGCATATTTCCCTTGATAGGATTCCACGAAAGAATCAATCAGGTCGCCTACAGCCGTATAGAAGGCTTCTAGCGCCTTATGTTCTGCAAAACTCCGAGTCGCTAAATGCAATATATGCGCGCCCGTCACACTATGAAGCAAACAGGTAGCAAAATCTCCAACTGAATTGGTTTGCGTTTGTTCGACACTGAATTTCATAGTGTTAGGCTTTTTTGCGAGTGGCATTAGAAACAATTACTGGATTACAGTCAGCCAACATTTTCAACACGGTGGCCTCACAGGAATCAGGATCAGCCGCCAATAAAGCATCAGCCACTTCTTGCGCGTCAACTACAGCGCCCCGCACCATTTCTGGCAAAGGGCGATAAGTGGACGTTAGTTCTGCAACAACGTCCGTAAGCATTAAGTGTTACTCCAACCGTATTGATTGCCGCGCGGGTGAACGGTAAAAATGCACTTGGCTTCTGCACCGGGCTGGGCATCAATCTTAAACTCGCCCACACGACCATTAAAGGCATAAGCAATGGTGCTGACCCCATCAACAGCCGCCACCACAAAGGTGCGGTCAATCACGCCACTGTAAGCATCTGCACGCATCAACAACAGACCAGCATCCGAGGGATTCCATGCGGCTGTAATGGTCAAACTTGTAGGCGCTGCTTGAGTTGGGATTTTGTCCGATTGACGTGCGCCAGCAACTGCAAAACTTGCCACGGCATCGTCTTGACCAAACACGGGCACTGCTTCCACATTCAATGCCGTACCAGCCGCGCCTGTACCGTTGGCAGAAGTGCCAACGATAGTTGCGACTTGGCCCGTCCAGATTGCCAAATTGGTAGTGGTAAACGGTGTGGGTGTGGCGCCCGTTTGCGCCCACAGTGAGGCACTAAAGCCCGGTAAAACTTTTGATGGTGCTGCCATAATAATTCTCCTGATTAAGCGTTGTTAGACCAACCGTACTGACCGCCGCGAGGGTGAACAGTAAAGACGCATTTTGCTTCAGCACCGGGCTGGGCATCAATTTTGAATTCGCCTACGCGCCCGTTAAAGGCGTAATAAACGACATTAGCACCATCGGTGGCAGAAATGATAAACGTACGATCCACAACTCCAGAGTAAGCATCACCGCGCATGATAAGCAATTGCGAATCCGATGGATTCCAAGCTGCTGTGATGGTCAAGCTAGTTGGCGCTGCTTGTGTAGGGATCTTGTCGCTTTGACGAGCGCCAGCTACGGAGTAGGAGGCAACAGCATCATCTTGTCCAAACGCTGGAATGGCTTCAACGTTTAATTGATTTGCCGTAATTGCCAAAGCTGACACAGTAGCGACAGTCGAAAGAGCCGCAGTAGTCAAAGCCGTTGGCGTTGCCGTGGGTTGAGCAAACAATGCCGCAGAAAAGCCGGGCAGAATTTTATTTGGGAGAGCCATGATTAAGTTCCTTCAAAAAGTAAAAAGATGTTTTATGTTGGAATATCTAGGGTACAGTCCAAAAAGACCTGTGCCAGCTTTTGTTCATTGTCGTACGAATTGTACAACCACTGAACGTCTGCCTTTGCTATCCAAAAGCCATTGATTGGGCCTCCAAATAACCCATTAAACCCGTGCAAACTTTGCAGGATTTGATCGGAGATCGTGAAACCGTCTTCAATGACTTGGGTGAAAATTGAAATCTGAAAAACTGGGGTATCAATACCCTTGTTGTTCTGATTTTGTCCTGTGTAAACTGGCTGGTGAACATTGCGCAACATCCAAGTAATAAATTTGGGTTGTGTTGCAAAGTTCCGATTAAATGCCGCATAAACGGGCACAGGGGTGACAATATTAGCCAGTTGGTACTGGATAGCCTTGGAATATTGGAGCGTGCTATTTTGAGCCATATTACACCGCCGTTGCAGGGTCAGAACGATAGCACATAAAGCGCACAGTCATTCGGTCATCTGCTTCTCGCACATTATCAATACGCCAAGAATTCCCACGCCATGTAATAGAAAATATATCTTGACGATCAATAATCTGTTTCATGTTTGGCGTGTAGTTCAATGTGAAATTAATCAGGTCTTGGTAGAGCCGATACTTTTCCAGAATGTTCAAACTGTTGGCTACTGAACTAACACGCCCACGAGTTGTAAACCATTTCGTTTGAATAGTCGTCTGTTCTCCAATGTCACTTAAACCGAAAGTGAGATTATTAATATCCAGATTTTCAAACCGTGCGATTGCCATAATTTACATAATTAGTGGTTTATATGACCGTAACAAAGTTGATACGCCAAAAGGAATATCGTGCAATTGTTTTTCCACCGTATTGCTACGATTATTGTACAAATGCGTCAACAAAAGCAAACCAGCCTGCTTGATAACTGGGTAGTTTGCCAATGGATTGGAAGTCGTTGAGTAATCAATAAAGATTGGCGCGGTCATGCTTGAATTAATGCCTGTTGGCAAAGTCGAGACAATGACTTTGTTTCCAGATGGATCATAATAATATTGGCCCACATCCACTGTCACCAAAACTGGCGGTGTGGCATCAGTCCAATATTTCACTGAAGCAATAGAAACACCCGACAAAGTAGGATTGATATTCTGGCTTACTTCTGGCAAATCAAAGCTGATCGGATTTGCGGCAATGCTTTCCATTCCATACCAAACACGATAAGTAATTGGGAAAATCGACATTCCCAAATAATCTTCAATGGCCTGACGTGTTGCCAATTCCAAACCAGACAAATACGCATCTTGACTTTCGTCATCAAACATATTTAACTGATTTGCAATCTCTGCCAGCGTCAACCAAGCAGTGGTGTTGTCACGCAGAATCTGTTCAACTTTAATGTAGTTAAACGGATTGCGAGTTGCTGCCCCGTAGGGCAAACCATATTGATTGGTATCAACAGCCATGATTAAATTCCAACCAAAACCACACCAGCAAATGGATCACGCACCGTGCTGACAAGACGTTTTTCTGCGTACAGAGTAATAAAGCCAGGTGCAGTTTGCTCCATCGCCTGAATGGTCATTTCTTCTACATCGGCAATAGTCAAGAAACGAGGCCAATTTGCCAATACCATTGAGCGTGAACCAACTGCTGGCGCATCAAGATAAGCATTGGGAATAACGGGGAAGCCCATCATAGAAACCAATTGACCGCCTTCAGAGCCGCCAGTTTCTTGAAACAATGGCAAACCTGCTGTGTTTTTCAATTTACGAATAGTCGCAATCAAATCTGGATGAATGTGCCAAGCTGTTTTAGGCAAAGACCAATATTGACCGGGCAAGGCGTTTACCATGTCAACAACCATATTGAAGTCTGGAACCGTGGCACTGTGGCTGATTGCAGCCAATGTATGCACGCCATTCGTGATAGCAGTGCCGCTAGTGCCATAAGCTGCTATGGAGCCTGTAGCGTAGCTTGAAATGCCGCGCAATCCATCAGTTGCACCTGTTGTAGTCGTGGTTGATCCTGATTGATCGTTATTGCGTGCCATAGACGATGCTTCAATGGCCGAAAACTCAAACATCAAGTCTTCAACAATTGTTTCATTCAGATAATTAATATCTGACATTGCAGCCGAACGAATAGGCAATTGAGCCGTAATCACGCGAGTAGGCAATTGCCAAATGCTGGTATTAGTTCCGGGAGTTCCAGTATTAGGAGTAAACGAATAACCCCAAGGATTGGCTTGTGTTGCAGCATTACCTGTTTTGGCAACAAATTGTGCGCTTGAGCCAGATTCTTTTACGATTCTTGCAGCTTGACGAAATGGGTTTGCATAACGTAATGCCGCGAATGCGTCATCAAAATATGTCTTACCACCCTGACCATCGCCGCCACCTGTCAGCGCCGATGCTTCACGCAAATCAATTGTGATTTTTTCTCCGGTTTCCAGAGTTTGTTTGATGCCGCTGAGTAGTTTTTCGGTAA